TGCAACAGCAGGCGATAGGGTGATTGATAAGATAATACACATTGCCTTGGATGACGAACATCCGGGTCAAATGGCGGCATTGAAGATGTGTATGGACAGAGTGTTGCCAATGTCCTACTTTGATAAGGACAAGGCAGGCTCTGGTAAGAGTAATGTCTCCATCACCATCACAGGTGTCGCAGGCGAAACAACAATTATAGGCGGCGAAGCCTCTGAAGAGGAAGGGGAAGTGTATGAGCATGAAGACTGAGCTACAAGAACAGATTAAAGAAGACCTCATTCGACATGAGGGCTATGTAGCTGAGATATATCTATGCTCTGAAGGCTATCCCACATTTGGTATTGGACATTTAGTTACAGAGAATGACCCTGAATACACTTGGCCTGTTGGAACACCAGTGGAAGCAGAGCGTATTGACAATGCATTTGAGGTTGACTTGGGTATTGCGTACAGTGATGCGTGTGCTTTGTTTCTCAACTTAAACACACATTCAGATAATGTACAAAGAGTGTGTGTTAACATGGCTTTCAATCTTGGACGAACAAGACTGTCACAGTTTAAGAATATGATAAAGGCTGTGAATGAAGGGAATTACAGAAAAGCCGCTGATGAAATGATAGACTCACGTTGGTATCATCAAGTAGGCAGACGTAGTAAAGAACTTGTAGAGCTAATGCGTAACGCCAATGGCTGAGTTGAATGTTGAACTGCTTCCTTGGCAACAAGACGTATTTAACGACACAACACGATTTAAAATTGTAGCGGCAGGGCGGCGTACTGGTAAGTCTCGTCTTGCGGCTTGGATGCTAATTATTAATGCGCTTCAAACGGAGCGTGGGCATGTATTCTATGTTGCCCCTACACAGGGTCAGGCTCGTGACATTATGTGGGGCACACTGTTGGACTTAGCACATCCAGTGGTGAAAGGATCGCATGTCAACAATATGCAAATCACCTTGGTGAATGGAGCGATTATTAGCTTAAAAGGTGCTGACAGACCTGAGACAATGCGTGGTGTATCCCTGAAGTTTCTCGTGATGGACGAGTATGCGGATATGAAGCCTAGTGTCTGGGAAACAATTTTAAGACCGGCGTTAGCCGACCAAAAAGGCCAAGCCCTCTTTATTGGTACACCAATGGGGCGTAACCACTTTTACGACCTGTATCAGTATGGAATGCTTGGTGACGATGAAACGTATAAAGCGTGGCATTTTACTTCTTATGATAATCCTTTGCTTGACAGTGAAGAGATTGATGTTGCCAAGAAGAGCATGTCTTCCTACGCCTTTAGGCAAGAGTTTCTCGCATCCTTTGAAGCCTTGGGAAGTGAGATATTTAAAGAGGAGTGGGTGGTCTTTGATGAAGAAGAGCCAGACGTGGGCGACTACTACATCGCTGTGGACTTGGCAGGATTTGCTGATGTGGCTTCCATTAGTCAAGGGAAGAGTAGTCGATTGGACTCCACAGCTATTAGCATTGTTAAAGTGAATGAAGAGGGATGGTGGATAGCTGAGATTATTCACGGACGTTGGGACTTAAACAAAACAGCGTCCAAGATATTTGAAGCTGTTGCAAAGTATCAGCCTGTGTCTGTAGGAATTGAGAAAGGTATTTCTAAGCAGGCTGTGATGTCTCCCTTGATGGACTTAATGAAACGTAAGCAAAAGTTTTTCCGTGTTGAAGAGCTCACACACGGTAATAAGAAAAAGACAGATAGAATTGTTTGGGCATTGCAGGGCCGTTTTGAGAATGGCTATGTAACGCTGAATAAAGGAGAATGGAACAGCACCTTTATGGATCAGTTGTTTCAATTCCCCAACCCCTTGGTACATGATGACTTGATTGATTCCTTGGCATACATTGACCAACTCGCTAAAGTTCCTTATCATTATGAGGACTTTGACTTTGATGATTTTGAAATGCTAGACCCAATGGCAGGATATTAATATGGATGATAACATTATTCAACGCTCAGTAGAAGAATGGGTAATGGACAAATGCAACCAGTGGCGTGACCATTATGATTCAAACTATCGGGAAAAGCACGAAGAATACTATCGCTTATGGCGTGGTATTTGGAGTGGAGAAGATAGCTTACGAGGTTCTGAACGAAGCAAGATTATTAGTCCTGCCTTACAACAAGCCGTTGAAAGCAGTGTTGCCGAAGTAGAAGAAGCAACATTCGGGCGTGGTAAGTTTTTTGAAATTGAAGATGATGTTGCTGACCAAAATAAAAATGACATTCAAATCTTACGCAATCAATTGAATGAAGACTTGAAGTTTACCAAGACACGAAAGCAAGTGGCTGAGTGTATCCTCAACTCTGCTGTCTTTGGTACAGGCATTGGTGAGCTTGTTCTTGAAGAGCAAAAAGAACTACGTCCTGCGACACAGCCTATTATGGATGGAGCAATGCAGGCAATTGGTGTAGAGAAGGCAGATAGATTTGTGGTTAAACTCCGCCCTATTATGCCACAAAACTTCTTGATTGATCCTGTAGCTACATCTGTAGAAGAAGCTTTGGGTGTTGCAGTGGATGAGTTTGTACCGATTCACCAAGTAGAGCAGGACATTGAAAAGGGCTACTATCGAGATGTAGAGCTTGAGTATGCCTATCCTGACCAAGACCTAGAGCCTGACCAAGAACTACAAGTGTATCCTGAAGACAAAATTCGCCTCACTAAATACTATGGCTTGGTTCCTCGTGAGCTCTACGAAGAAGCAATTAAAGAAGAAGATGAGGAAGTTGTTGAGTTAACAGAGCGCAACGAAGACTCAATGTATGTTGAAGCAATTGTTGTAATTGCAAATGATGGACAGCTTTTAAAAGTTGAAGCCAATCCATACATGATGCAAGACCGTCCTATTATTGCATTCCCTTGGGATGTAGTACCTAGCCGGTTCTGGGGACGTGGTGTTTGCGAGAAAGGGTATAATAGTCAAAAAGCTTTGGACACAGAGCTCCGTGCTCGCATTGATGCCTTAGCCCTTACAATTCATCCAATGATGGCTATTGATGCATCACGGCTACCACGTGGCATGAAGCCTGAGATTCGTCCGGGTAAGATGCTTCTTACAAATGGCAACCCTTCTGAGATTCTACAGCCCTTCAACTTTGGAGGACTTGACCAGACATCCTTTGCACAGGCAGGTCAGCTACAACAGATGGTGCAGATGGCGACAGGTGCAATTGATGCGGCAGGGATTCCCGGAAGTATTAATGGCGATGCAACAGCGGCAGGGATTAGTATGTCGCTTGGTGCTATTATTAAGCGTCACAAGCGTACACTCATCAACTTCCAAGAACTATTCCTCATCCCAATGATTGAGAAGATGGCTTGGCGGTATATGCAGTTTAATCCTGAGCTCTATCCTGTACAAGACTTTAAGTTTGTGCCAACATCATCACTGGGTATTATTGCCCGTGAGTATGAAGTTACACAGCTTGTACAGCTTCTGCAAACTATGAGTCCCGATAGCCCAATGTATCCAATGTTGATTGAGTCTATTGTGGACAATATGAACATCTCTAATCGGGAAGAAATTATTGCAGGGCTCAAGCAAGCCAATCAACCCAACCCACAAGCACAGCAGGCACAACAAATGCAACTGCAAGTGCAAATGGCAAAGGAACAAGCAACTGCGGCGGCATTGCAGGCACAAGCGGCAGAAGCCAATGCACGTGCACAGAAGTATGCAAATGACATGCAAATTGATACATACGAAGCTGAAACAGACCGCATCAAAGCTGTATCCTCCAATCTATCCGAAGGAGATGCAGACGATAAAGAGTTTGAAAGACGCTTCCGTGCGGCAGAGTTGTTGTTAAAAGAACAAGAACTTGAATTTAAACGAGCATCACAAGGAGTGACAAATGCTAACCAAAACCGAACTACAGAAAATTTTAGACCAAGTGAACCAGAGGTTCGACTACCTGAACAACAGGGTGCAGAAGTTGGAAGCCCAGTTGGAGGCCTCCCAGAAGCCTAAGCGTACTACGCCTACAAAGAAAGTAGACCCAGACGCTTGACAAATAGAAATTTCTATGCTATAATATTCTAAGTATTAAGCACCTAAAGGGGAGAATGCTTTGACACAAGAAGAAGAGCAATATTACAACACCTACTTTGATTTGTTTCTTACACCCGGTTGGAAACAATTTAAAGAAGAAATACAACAAATCTTTGATGCCTACAGAATAGAGGACATCAAAGATGAAAGAAACCTTGCGTTTGTAAAAGGAGAGCGTGATGCGTTCCGCAGGGTACTTAGATTTGAAGGCGGCATAAAGCGAGCCTTTGAAATAATTAAAGAGCGTGAGGCTGAATAATGATTCGGCGTTACGACTTTAAATGCACCGAATGTGGACACTTGGAAGAACAGTGGGTTGATACCACTGACAACTTCGCAACATGTCCCGAATGTGGTGAAACAGCAAAGCGGATAATTTCTCCGGTTTCGACAAAGTTTAATGGTTGGGGATGGCCTGACCATGATGACAAATGGGCTAGAAACCACGAGAAAGCCGCTAGAAAACAATCTTCATAATGCTATTAAGCACGGAGAAATGATATGGCAAAATTTATTGACGAACGAGAAGATGAAGAAGTAGAGGGTGAAGAGTATACATCCTTAGAAGCTGACGAGTCTCAAGAAGCTGAACAGTCTGAACAGGTAGAGCCTGAACAGGAAGCTGAAGAAGCAGAAGAACTACCTGACAAGTATCAAGGCAAAAGTGTCACAGACATTATTGCGATGCATCAGAATGCTGAGCAGTTGCTTGGCAAACAAGGTCAGGAGGTTGGAGAGCTTCGTCGCATTGTAGACGACTTCATACAATCGCAAACCGTTAAAGAACAAGAAAACGCCCAAACTGCACTAGAAGAGTTTGATGAGAGTAAGTTCTTTGAAAACCCTAAAGATGCAATTCAGACACTACTTGACAACCACCCGTCAGTAAAACAAAGTCAGCAACTGGCTACACAACTTAAACAACAGGAAGCTTTAGCACGTTTAAAGACTGAGCACCCTGATTTTGTAGACATTGCGAAAGACCAAAAGTTTATTGAGTGGGTAGGGAAATCAAAAGTACGCACAAAGCTTTTACAAGAAGCTGACAAAAACTACGACTTTGATAGCGCAGATGAGCTACTTACGTTGTGGAAAGAGCGTCAGCAACTGGTTCAAGACACTGTATCTACAGAAAAGAAACAGCGTAAGGAACAAGTAAAGAGCGCATCGTCTGGTACATCTAAGGGAAGCAGTGAACGTCCTTCTCGCAAAGTTTATCGTCGTGCAGACATCATTGAACTTATCCGAAAAGACCCAGAGCGATATGCCTCACTTATGCCAGAGATTCGGCAAGCATATGCAGAGGGTCGAGTAAAATAGCCTTATAGGAGACACTACTCATGGCAACTGCAACCTATCCCGGTGCGGCAGGCTTTACAGCAAAAACTGAAGCCGCTACTTTTATCCCCGAATTGTGGTCTGACGAAATCGTCGCCGCATACAAGAAAAACCTTGTCCTTGCTAACCTCGTTAACAAGATGTCAATGGTCGGTAAGAAGGGTGACACTCTTCACATTCCTAAGCCTACTCGTGGCTCTGCGAATGCTAAAGCGGCAGACACTGCTGTTACCATCATTGCTAACACAGAAAGCGAAGTACAGATTTCTGTAGACAAGCACTTTGAATACTCACGTATGATTGAAGACATCGTAGGTGTACAGGCTCTTGATTCAATGCGCCGCTTCTACACTGACGATGCAGGCTATGCATTGGCACTTCAGCTTGACGATGACTTGTTCAACCTTGGCTTGCGTTTTGGTGATGGTACAGAAACTGATCCAAGTGATCCAGAGCATTGGGAACACTCTAACGCTTACTATGTCAATGGTACATCAGGCCTTGCTACCTATGCTGATGACACTATGGAAGACACTGATGTATTCACTGACCTTGCGTTCCGTGAACTCATCAAGTTGATGGATGACCAAGACACACCAATGGACGGACGTTTCCTCGTGATTCCTCCTTCTGCTCGTCGTGACATCTTGGGCATTGACCGTTACAACTCGTCTGACTTCGTAGACGGACGTGGCGTAAACAATGGTCAGATTGGCTC